ATATTATGACGAGTGTGTTGACAAGGCTCAAAAGACTGATACAATAGATAAGATGATGATTGTTGATAGCAAAAATGGCTGTACCGTAATGACCAAAGGAGCGTCAGAAAAAGGTGAAAAAACAAGAAGAAGCGAATCAAACAAATCCCTGTCAAAACACATCCATAAAATCAGATAGAAGAAAGCAAAAAAAAGCTAACGAATGCACAGACAAGACTCCATTTAAATCTAAATACAAAGAAGGTTACATAACTCCTTCTAATTATTTAGCGGAGCTTATCTTTGAAAAGAGAAATGAGGCATTCAACAGTGGAAAATGTCCAGAAAGATTCTGGACCACTGACAGCAAACTTCATGGTGCATACAAAGGACAAGTTATTGCCGCAGCAAGACTTCTTAAAAATTATCATGCCGATTCAATAATTAAAGCTTTAAAAAGTACTGAAGCAAAATATATCCTAAAAATACAGGATAAAAAGCTAATTCCTATTATTGAGAAATTTGAAAAAAACAGAGTTGACAAACAGCTTGATCAGAGCTATAATACAACCGAAGAGGTAGCGAAACCGTTTCGGTCTAAGAAAAAGAACGTCTTGAAGGATCTTTGATAATGGCAAAAGAAAAAAAGAAAGTTGATTTAAGTACTGATAAGGCAATACAAAAAGCATTTGGAAAGGTTGTATCTAAAGGATCTGAATTAATTCAGGCAAAGAAAGACCTAAAACCAATAAGTGTTAGTCCAGCAATTGATCTCGCGTTGAATGGCGGTCTTCTAGAAGGTAGCTGGACTATCATATCTGGAGATCCTAAAACTGGAAAAAGCACAACATGTCTTCAGGTCTGCAAAAATGCTCAAGACGAAGGAAGACCTGTTATCTACATAGATGGAGAAAGCAGGCTTAAAGCCTATAATCTGGTTGGCATAGAAGGATTAGATCTTGATAAGATTCAAATCATTCATAGTCCAGATGATGGTGAGCCACTGGCAGCAGAAGATTTTCTTGATATCGCAGAAAGCTTAATGAAAAGACCAGAAAATACTGGTGCTGTATGTGTCGTTGATTCATGCTCATCACTTGTTCCAAGAGCAGAATTAGAAGAAAGTGCGTCTGCGTCTCTTAGGGCAAGTCTTCCAAAGCTTCTATCTCATTGGATTAAAAAGAATACGCAGACTGTAGTGAAAAACAAAATTGCATTACTTATCATTACCCATTATATCACAAATACTTCTGGCTATGGCAAAGTAAAAATACCAGACTGTGGAGTGATGGTACAGTATCAAGCAGACACAAGGCTCGATATCGCTAAGATTGAGCCTTGGGAAGAAAATAACAAAAAGATTGGACAGCTTGTTCATTGGAAGGTATCATGCTCATCTATGGGAGCCTCTGGATCAGAATGCGTCAGTTATATCAAATACAATAAAGGCATAGATAAAGAGAAAGAGGTCATAGAGCTTGCAGAATCATTTGGCATTATTGATAAAGCAGGTGCTTGGTATTCTATACCATTCTTAGAAGGTAGCGAAGACTTTGTAGAAGCACCTAAATTCCAAGGACAAGCAAAGATATATGACTTTCTAGTTGAAAGAAAAGATATATTTAGTTCAGTCAAAAGTAAAGTGCAGGAAATGCTAGCAGATGTTTAGAGTAGTTGGATTTGATGATAAAGAGCATAAATTCAACTATGCTAAGAATAGGGTAAGAAAATTTCTTAAAAACAAATCATCTTTGCATGTGCTAGCCAGAGAATTAATAGAAGAACTATTTCCTGGCCTTTCTGTATATGAAGAAGTTACTCTTCCAGGTTCTAAAAAACTTGGAAGATCTTCTTTGTTATATGCAGATTTTTTTATACCCGATTCTATGCTGGTTATTGAAGTGCATGGTAGGCAGCATTATGAATACTGTTCGTTTTTCCATAAAGATAAGATAGACTTCATTAATGCCAAGAAGAGAGATGCAGATAAAATTGAGTGGTGCGAAATGAATGATATAAAGATAGCAGTCTTACCCTTTAATGAGAAATACAAATGGAAGAATTTGATACAACAAGCGATGAGTCAATAGAGGTTTTAGATAAGTTTACAGAGTGGGTCGAGTCATTTTGTGTTGAAAATAATATTGTAGAATACAAAGATAGCGAAACTTATTCTGAAATACTGCATATGTCACATGAAGATATACTTGCTCTATCAAGTGATGAATGTTTTTCAAATGCCATAACATTAATGAATTATGCTGGCATGATTCAGAAAAAACACGATCTTATTTATGCTCAATACAATTGGTGTCTTGAGGCATTGAATTTTCTGTATGCAAAATATTGGGATAGATACGATAAATTCTTACCAGCAGAAGTAAGAAAAAAATCAATAATCATCGAAAATTCTTTTGCACAGTCTATTGAAAAATGCCGATTAAGACTGTATGCTAGTATGCAGATCCTGCTAGAAACAGCCAAAGACACAAAAAAAAGAGTCTCATTATTTCAGGATCTAGGAAAGGCAAGGAACTTTAGATGAATATAGCAGAACTTTTAGAGAAAGCATTAGAAGAATGCGATTGGGGCTTAGTTTCAGACGTATATGAAATGATGACTGGGAAGAAAATTGATCCTCCAACTGTAGATGATGGATTTGATGTATTGTGTAATATCACAGACCGATTGGCTAGTTTAGAGTCTAGCATTGTCAATGCACTTGGCTTGGCATCTAATAATGAAAAGAAAAAGCCTAGTAGAAAATCTACACCTAAAGTCAGAAAGAAAGAACCAAAAGAAAGTATTGATCCAAATAACTTTTCAGCAGGACAAAATAAACCTTCAAGAAAAGTATCAGCAGAAGGCAAAGCCAACAAATTTGAAGACATGCAAGATGCTATTGCAGAGGCTGGAAGAGAAAGCGGTTATGACAAAATTAACGACAATGTTAAGCCAACTTCAAGAAGAAGAAAATCCTACTCGACAAAAGATGTCAATTGTGTAGAATGCAATAAGACTTTCAGCGTACACCCAATGTTTGTTCGTGACAATTACACATGTGATAAGTGCATAAGTAGAAGAGGCTAGTATGTCAAAAATTGAAACTAATCTGAGCAATGTTGCCTCAGAACGTGCTGTTCTTGCTGGAATATTTCAGCATGGCAAGGAAAGCTTAATTGAAGTAGAATTGTTCGTAAATGAAAATAGTTTCACGCTTGACATTAACAAGGTTCTTTATAAGTGTGCCGTTCATGCTCTGCAAGACAGTGATAGTATCAGTTATACAGATATTCTATCTTCAGCTAAAAGTCTAAAGCTTGATGAATATGTCGCAAAAAACGAAGTTCTGAAACATATAAACGGAATATGTAACACCCCGATACATATTGACAATGTGTCAGAACATGCCAAAAAACTTAAAAGACTTGAATTTGCAAGGAAAGTACAATCAGAACTAAGAACAATATATGTTGGCTTAAATGAAGTAACCGGCGATGAAACAATTAATGAGATCCTATCTATTGCTGAAACTCCAATACAGGATATATGCCTTTCTTATATTAAAGAAGACGAGATGTCTCCTCAGTTAATTGGAGAAGATATTGATGATTATATTGCTCATCTAGAAGAAAACCAAAATAAGTCTATTGGTATTACTACTGGATTCACCGCATTTGACAATGCTATTGGTGGAGGTCTAAGGAGAAAATGTGTAGATCTTATTGCCGCTCGTCCAAAAACTGGCAAAAGCTGCCTAGCTGATAATATCGCCCTCTATGTTGCAAAGACTCACAAAATTCCAGTTCTTATGCTTGATACTGAAATGAGTAAAGAAGATCATCTCAATCGCCTTCTGGCTAATCTTAGCGAAACTGAGATTAATAAAATTGCATCTGGTAATTTCTTTGACGATCCAGACAAAAAAGACAAGATCATACAAGGTGCTAAGTTAATCAAAGAGCTTCCATACGATTATATCAGCATTGCTGGAAGACCGTTTGAAGAGACGCTATCTATAGCAAAAAGGTGGCTTATCAAAAAGGTAGGGTTTGATGAGGATGGAAATTTAAATGATTGCTTGATTATATACGATTATCTCAAGCTTATGACTTCTGCTAGCATCAACAATAATCTCGCAGAATTTCAAGTTCTTGGTTTTCAGATTACAGCACTACATAATTTCTGCGTTGAAAATGACTGTCCATGTCTTTCATTCGTTCAGCTTAATCGTGATGGTATAACTAAAGAAAGTACAGATGTTGTAAGTGGATCTGATAGGCTTGTTTGGCTATGTACAAGTTTCTCTATCTTTAAAGACAAAACAGAAGAAGAAAGATTAACCGATGGTATTCAATCTGGAAATAAAAAACTCATACCCGTTGTCTCTAGGCATGGTCCTGGCATTGACGACGAGGGCTACATATGCTTGCAAATGGATGGTCAGTATGCTAGAATTAGAGAGCTTGGAACTATTAGGAGTATGAAGAGAAATGGAAACAATGACCAAGAAGGATTTGCAGACCAAGAAGACGCTGATTCTGAAAATGAAGTTGATGAAGAAGATTTCTGATATTTTTGAATTCTTTGACATAAACGATTACTATGAGTCAAACAATCTACTTGTGAGTAAGTGTCCAGTTCATGATGGCGATAACATGAGTGCCTTCAATATAAATATTGATGAGTACAATGAGGAACATTATGGCAAATGGTTTTGCAATACAAAGGGTTGCCATGATGATAAGCCTGGAAAAGATATATTATCTTTAGTATGGATGCTGCTAGAAAAAAAGTACGAACAAGAGATTACATTTCCACGAGTCATAAAGTTTTGCAATGACTTTTGTGGAGATGTTAGCGTTGATGAATCACTGGTAAGTACATATAAAAACGACGCTATAGATAAGCTTCTAAGGATGGAATCCAAAAAAATAAGAAGTAAAAACGAATCTAGGATTACAAGAGCAGCAGTAAGAAATAGATTGACATTTCCTGCACAGTTTTATATTGACCGTGGATTTTCAGAAGATGTTCTAAATGAATTTGATGTCGGACTCTGCTTGAACCCCAAAAGCCAAATGCATAAACGTATTGTTTTTCCTATATATGATGAAAATGACCAATTTATGATAGGATGCACAGGAAGAACAATATGCGATGATCCAAGAAAGTGGATAAACCAAAAGGGATTCAATAAGTCAAATTATCTGTATAATTATGGAAAAGCAATGGATCACATTAAGCGAACTCAGACTATAATACTAGTGGAAGGACAGGGCGATGTGATCAGACTATGGGAAGCTGGCATCAAAAATGCGGTCGGAATGTTTGGATCAAAAATAAGTGATTCACAAGAATTTCTGATTCAGAAAACCGGCGTTTCTAATATTGTCATTGCCGCTGATAATGACGATGCTGGAAAAGCCTGCACAAGCGATATAATAGAAAGACTAAAATACTTGTTCAACATATTTATATTGAAACTGTCTAAGAATGACATAGGCGACATGAACATTGACGAGATCAATAAAATGATAAAGCCTCAAATTGAAGGAAAATACTAATGACAAAAATTATCGCACTTTGCGG